AAAATAAAAATAAAAATAAAAAATAAATTAAAAAAATAAATTAAAAAAATAATTTAAATTAACAAATAAAAAATAATTTTATTAATTTAAAAAAAATGAAAAAAAAATGAAATAGAAATATTTTCCCACATTATATTAATCAATTTACCATGGAAACAACTTACCGCAATTTAATTGATTTTCTAAGCAAGCATCGTGCCAAAGATTTAAACAAATCATCAACCCATACTAGAATTCCAAGCGATGAACATAATGTTTACGGAGGATCTTATCATATTGATAAAATTGAATTGCCTACATATTACAACTTATATTATGAGCATGTTTTCAATAGAAAAAATACGGAGCACTTGACAGAATCGCAATTGCCTGATGCTGGTCCAATTTTGATTGATTTAGACTTTAAATATGGCACTGAAATAAAAACAAGACAACATGATGAAAATAATATATTTGATATAGTTCAGGAATATTTATTGCAAATTAAAGAATTTTTGAAATTTTCTGATGGTTCAGAATTTACAATATATGTTATGGAGAAACCTAATGTAAATATAAAAGAAACTATGACAAAGGATGGAATTCATATTATAATTGGAATTCATATGGACAAGGTGATGAAAATTATGTTACGTGAAAAAATGCTGACAAAATTGCCTTTAGTTTTGGCTAGTTTTAAATTTATAAACACATATGAAGATATAATTGATGTTGGAATAGCAAAGGGAACAACAAACTGGCCAATGTATGGGTCGAGAAAACCTGGTAATGAGGTTTATAAAGTGGGATATAAATTGAAGGCAATTTATTCTGACGAAGAAGAAGATTTTGATCTTGTGAATGATTCTTATACTCAAAAAAGTGAATTTTCAAAATTATCGGCACAATATGATGGATATTCAAGATTTGAAATTAATCCAAATTTTAGTGAAGAATACAAAGACAGATTAGATATTGAATTAAATCCTAAAAAAAAATCACAAAATATTGTTAATAAAAAAGTATTAAATTTTAATTTATTTTCTGAAAATAATTCAACTTTAACTCATGTAACAAATGAATCAGAGTTAGATTCAGCAATAAATTTAATGATTGAATCATTAAACCCAAATGAATATATTATAAAAGAACTGCATGATTATGTACAAATATTGCCTGAAAAATATTATCGTTCGGGTGGAAGTCATTTATTAAATAGGCAAGTGGCATTTGGATTAAAAAATAAAGATGATCGTTTATTCTTGTCTTGGATTAAACTAAGATCTAAATCTGACGATTTTAGTTATTCGGATATTAATAGTTTATACGATGAATGGTGTAATTTTGATAAAAAAGAAAATGGAATTACATTTCGTTCAATTATTTATTGGGCAAAACAAGATGCGTTTGAAGAATATGAAAATGTAAAAAAAAATACAATTGACTATTACATTGAAAATACAATGTTTGAATCGGGTGATTGGGATTATGCTAATGTGTTGCATTATATGTATAAAGATAAATTTCTATGTACAAATTTAAAAAATTCAACGTGGTATGTATTTAAGAAGCATCGTTGGGAAAAAGATGATGGTATGAGTCTTAGAAAAAACATATCAACTAAATTATTTCAATTATATTCTGATAAGCAAAGTCAACTACTTCAAGATGCTCAAAATTATGAACCAACGGATGAAAAACACGGAAATATTCAAAGAAAAATAAAGCAATTGGCGAATATTTGTATAAAATTTAAAGATTCTACTCATAAAAATAAAATTATGCGCGAAGCATCTGAATTATTCTTTGATGGTGAATTTATAAAATTAATGGATTCAAACCCGTATTTATTATGTTTTGAAAATGGTGTTTATGATTTTAAAATAAATGAATTTAGAGATGGATATCCGAATGATTATGTAACAAAATCAACAGGAAGAAATTATATTAAATTTGATGAAAATAATGAAACATATATTCCAATCTATGCTGAAATTCGGGCATTTATGACTCAAATATTTCCCGAAGTAGATTTATGTCGATATATGTGGGATCATTTGGCAGCATCATTAATTGGAATAAAACGAGAGCAAGCATTTAATATATACAAAGGGTCGGGTAGTAATGGAAAATCGATTTTATCTGAATTGATGTCTCTCGGATTGGGTGATTATAAGGGAACAGTTCCAGTAAATTTAATTACTGATAAAAGAAGTGCGATTGGTGGAACAACTTCTGAAATAATTGCTTTGAAAGGTGTAAGATATGCTGTAATGCAAGAATTATCAGCCGGAGCAGTGTTAAATGAAGGAATTATGAAAGAAATTACTAGTGCTACCGAGCCATTACAAGGTCGTGCGTTATGGTGTGAAAGTGAGACATTTGTTCCTCAATTTAGTTTAGTTGTATGCACAAATGTTTTGCCAAAAATTAAAAGTTATGAAGATGGCACATGGAGAAGAATGAAAGTAATTGAATTTATGTCAAAATTTATAAGTGATGGTGAGATTCATTATCATGATAATGACTACGTATTTCCCAAAGATAAAAGTTTAAAAGAAAAATTAAAATATTGGGCACCTGCATTTATTGGCATGTTAGTTGATATTGCTTCAAAAACAATGGGAGAGGTAATTGATTGTCCTCAGGTTGTGATGTCATCAAATAAATATAGAGAAAATCAAGATTGTTTGTCGAAATTTATTAATACCAATATCATTAAAGATTCTGGTTCAATTATTAAAAAGAGTGAAATTAATGCTATCTTCAAAACTTGGTTTAATGATAATTATGGTAGTGAGAGAATGCCTAAATTATCTGAATTAGATGAATTAATGGCAAGAAAATTTGGACCAATGAATTCTAAAACAAATAACTGGATGAATATTAAAATCATATCGGATTGATGATGATGATAAAATACATTTAATTCATAATTCATAATTGATAAATATAATTTAATTGTAATGTAATATTTTTATTTTTTATTAAATATAAAAATTGAAAAATATTTATTTAAAAATAAAATATACTTAAATAATAAACAATGCATTTCTGTGTAGTTTGCAAAAACATGTATTACATATCAATTGATGAGAATGATTCAAATAAATTGGTATATTATTGTAGAAATTGTGGGCATATCGACAATAACAGTTTAAAGAATATTTTATCAAATCCAAAAAATATATTTATAACTCAAACCAATTTAAAAAAACAAGAAGAAGAATTTAACTATATTGTGAACCAATACACTAAATTAGATCCAACATTGCCTCGTGTCAATAATGTATTATGTCCAAATGATGAATGTTTAACAAATATAAATCCAGATGACAATTTAAGAGAAATAATTGTTATGAGATATGATGATAAAAATATGAAATACGTATCATTATGTTCTACTTGTGATACAACGTGGAAAACATAAAATAATAAATAAATTTGTAATTATTTCATTTTCATTTTCATTTTATTTTATTTTTTTTTAATAAAATAAAAATTGAAAAATTTAAAAAGAATGTTTATTAAAATATACGATATATATAATGAGTTATTTTAGTGAAAGTGAAGATGATGAACGCGACTCTATTGTAAGTGGTGGTGATAATTCAGATGATGAACCATTAAATCCTCCCAAAAAAAATTCAAATAAAGTGCTAATAGACGATGAATTGGTTGATGAAGATGTCGACGTTGATGAAAATATAATTGAATCAGATGATGAAAATGAAAGTGATATTGATATGACTGATACTGATGGAGAAGGTGATATTGAAGAAGAAGAAGAAGATGAAGAAATGAAAGAAGAAATGAAAAGTGAAAGTAAAAAAGGTGAAAGTAAAAAAGAAAAGGAAAAAAGTAAAAAAGGCAAATCGTCTGTAAAAAAAATACTTCAATTTGAAGATAATGATGATGAAGATGACGATGATTATGAAAATGACAATTATTTGCAAAAATTCAATGAAGGTATAAGTAAAAATTATATATTGAATAATCATCCTGAATGCGTGGTTCATAATTATAATGAAGTGCTGAGCATGTGTCAACTTATTAAGGATGCTAATGGAATAATTATAGATGATTTACATAAAACAATTCCATATTTGACAAAATATGAACGTACCCGAATATTAGGCATTAGAGCCAAACAAATAAATTGTGATGCGACTCCATTTATAAAATTGCCTGAAGGAATAATTGATGGATACGTCATTGCTGAAATGGAATTGAAAGAAAAGAAAATTCCTTTTATAATTAGAAGACCAATGCCAAATGGAGGAAGTGAATACTGGTTTTTAAAAGATTTGGAAGATTTATCATATTAAATATTATTATTCAATTATTCAATTATTCAATTATTCAATTATTTTTATTCAATTATTTTTATTCAATAACTTTTACAGGAATCCATTTTTTAAATTTATGATTAAAAATACATTCCATTAGTTTCCAATTATTTTCATTTCCATTATTATTGTTATTTTCATTTTCAAATTCATCATCGCTGTCTTCTAAATAATCTAAATTATCATAATCTTTTAATCCATGAAATAATTTATTCATGATGATACTAGATTTATAATCAGGTATAAATGCTATACTGTGAAAATAATATTCATTAGTAGATTTATTCAATAAATATAAATTATATATGTCTGTTTTTATTTCAGGAATTACTTTAAAAATATTTTTTTGTATTTTTTTATCTCTTGGTTGAGGAGTTATGTATTTTTTATATTTAACATAAATATATTTTTCATTTGATAAAATATATTTTAATTCTTTTATTTCGTACGGAATATTTTGTATCATATTATTTAATTCTAAATAATTGTTACACATGGGAGAAATTCCAACTATAATTGAATTATCAAAATCATTTATTTTATAAATATAATTGGTTAATATATAATTTATAGTATTTAATTTATTTAAAAATGATTCATGAGAAAAAAATATTTTTTTATAATAAAATAAATCTTCTATGGAAAAATATAATTTATTTTGAAGTTCAAATGAAGTTCCATATAAAATTGTTTCTAATAATTCTTCATTAAATTGATTATTTAATAGATATACATTTGAAAAATTATAATTAATTTTATTATTGTTATTATTATTGTTATTATTATTGTTATTATTATTATTATTATTTGTAATATTAATTAAAATCATTGATTTTTTGTTATTTATTCTAGTGAACCAAATAAAACATTTATTTCCTTGCGGAATTGCTAAAATCAAATTATAATTAGAAACTTTTTTATAAGTTAAATTATAAAAAAGTTCAATATTTGGAAATTTATTTAAAATATCAGTAGATAATGTTTTCATAGTGTATAATATTTTAATAAAATATATTTAAATTATTATATCAATTATTTAATTGTTGTCGCAAATAATGTGACAACTCATTTTTCATAGTATCATCAGTTGATATATTATTTGGTAGAGAATTAATTAATGTAAGATTATCATTCGTATCAAATTGGTTTATTTCAGTTTCATTATTTCGGTCATTAACATTTCGGTCATTAACATTTCGGTCATTAACATTTCGGTCATTAACATTTCGGTCATTAACATTTCGGTCATTAACATTTCGAGATAAAACCTCATAAATATTTTTATAATTTTGGTTTGTAATTTGAACCATGTCTTTGGTTTTGGATATTGTTAATGTTTCAAATAAAAAATTTAATATATTGTGGATTAAAAATATAAAAATAATTGAAAAAATAATAATTTTAGCGATCCAAAATACCATATTATAATTAACTATAAGAATAATTAATTTCGAACATAATGTATTTGTCTCTTTATATTGAATTAATAAATGTCAAATAAATGATATAAAAATTTATCAACATATTTAATGAATGTCTTTGGCAATTATAATCGTTGATAAAGTGGGCGAATTAAAAACATTAAATATTAAAAATTATTGTGAAAACGAATTGTATAAAAAATGTGGATTTAAAAAAGATACTAATTTTGTTTTACAAACTACGTGGAATATACCATTAAATGATGTGAATTATAATATTTCAATGTATGGTAAAACTGATGGCAAGAAAAATTTTGAAAATATTAGTAATTTTCCATATCCGATAAATAATAAAACATTTTATGGAAGTTGTGCGTTAGTTGCTTCATCGGGAGAAAAAAACATTAATTTAAGTATTGAATTATGGAAACAATTACATAAAATAATTACAGAAAGCGATGAGTTAAATTCATTTTCATTTGTAAATATATCACAATTAACTGTCAAATCATCCGCAAAAAAAGAAAAGCAAAAAAAGAAAGAACAAGATAATGAAAAAGAAAAAGAAAGAGATGCTAAAAATATTGAAATAAATTCTGTTATATTTCAAGAATTAGAAGAAGAAAGTTATTGTTATACTTCTGATGAAGCGGATTTATAAGAAAGCAACAAAAATGAAAATAATAAAAATTGAATATATTTTGATATAAAGATTATTCGTTATATCAAAGTAAATTTTAAAATATGAATTTAAATAATCCAATTTCAAATCCTGATGCGTTTCGTACAAATATTAGACAAAAAATGTCAATATTTTTCAGCAAGGTAAGTTATTCTGAAAACTTGGAAAAAGGAATTTATAATTGGGCATTAAAAGAAGCAAAAAATAGAAAAATTGTTAAACAATGGACAAACCCATATTTTGTTAGAATTTATTTGGATCGGTTGAGAAGCATTTATAATAATCTCAAACAAAATTGTATATTGATTGAATTTGTTGAAACCAAAAAAATTAAATCACACGAACTAGCTTTTATGTCTCATCAAGAATTAAATTCTGAAAGATGGGCCGAATCAATTAGATTAAAAAGTATCAGAGATAAAAATAAATATGAACAAAATTTAGAAGCTGTTACAGATTCATTTACATGTCGAAAATGTCGTTCAAAAAAATGCACATATTATCAATTACAAACACGTTCTGCTGATGAGCCAATGACATTATTTATCACGTGTCTTGATTGTGGAACAAAATGGAAACAATAAACAATAAACAATAAATAAATAATAGAATTAAATTATTTTAATGGATTTGAGTTTAATTTATTCGCGTTCATTTTATTTTTTCTTTCTTCTGATTCTTTCAAGTTGTTACTGGCTTCATCAATATTTATGGGATTTTTTTCTCTGTATTGTTTCATTCCATCGTCCAATGTTCGTCGTATTTGTCTATAAATTTCTTGATTAAGCTGACTAGATTTAATTTTATTATTTTCTATTTTATTATCTATTCCCATATATTCTCTAATAACAGACATCACATCTCCTTCATATTTTTCTAATTTTTGTAAAATTTCTTCACGCGAATAATTAGTTTGACTTAATATTTGTTCCATTTTATTTTCCATTTCATTTTCCATTTTATTTTCCATTTTATTTTCCATTTTATTAATTAATTAATTATTTTTTATAATATTTTAAACGAATAATAATATTGTTATTTTACATTATTATTTTTATAATTATTTTGTAACTAACTAATTCAAAAACTTATTAATTAAATTGTTCAAGTATTTTTCCTACAGATGGTCCATTAGCATACATTCCATTTTTACCCGGATCAAAACTTGCCGAATATGAACGATATGTTGGATTTAATCCACCGTGTTGTTTTCTTTTTCTGTGTCGTCTTGTTCTAGGTCGTCTCGTTCTGGTTTTTCTTGTTCTAATTCGTCTTGTTCTGATTCGTTTGTGGCGTCGTCTTCCACCAACTGATGTAGATGATGTGCCAAATTGAGCAGTGTGTGAACCCGAAGTGTTAATTTTAGCATTGTTAGGAATGTCAGGATTTGAAACTTTCATTGTACATTATAATTAGAATAAATATAAATTTAAAAATAAATCAAATACTTTTATTTAATGAAAGTGGCATTATGTTTTATAATTAGTTACGAACATGTCATACAAAAAGAACATTATTGGATAAAATGGATTGAGAGTAACAAAGATTTATTTAATGTTTATTTTCATTATAAACAAAAATCTAAAATAAAATCGCGATGGATATTGAATTATTGTATTCCTGAAAAATATGTTAAAACTACAAGTTATTTTAATGTTGTTCCGGCATACATGACTTTATTAACATATGCTCATGAACATGATAAAAATAATCAATGGTTTTGTATGCTAACCGATACTTGTGTGCCGATTATTTCTCCTGAAAATTTTAGAAAACTATTTTTAAATTATTACGATAAATCTATTATACGTTGTGGAAAGGCTCATTGGAATATTAATTTACATCAACGAGCAAATTTAAGACATTTTTCCAAAGAATATCATTTGTATAATGATCCATGGTTTACATTATGTCGTTATCATGTACATTTATGTATTTTATTTATGGTTGGTCAAAATAGTTTTTATAATAAAATTAATAGTGGCGGATTAGCTAATGAAAGTATATTTGCAATTATTTTACAGACCTTTAATGAATTAAATAAAAATAAAATATTAAATTGTTCAGGCACAATTTGCGATTGGATTAGAATGTCAAATCCAACGAGTCCTCATTTATTTAATGAATGTACAGAAGTAGATAAAAATATTATAACAACACAGTTGAAAATTAACCCATATGCTTTATTTTTAAGAAAAGTTAATTATAAATTTCCTGATGAAAAATTAATTGAAATTTCTTCGTGGGATGTAGATATAAATAAACCCGATATAAATAAACAAAATATAAATAAACAAATTGTATACAAAATAACTCAAATTAAAAATTACAATGTTTTAGCATTATATTTTATTTTATTTTTATTTTTTACAATATGTTTCGCAAAAATATTTATGAATGCCTAACCATTCAAATGATAAATGTAAAATAAACCCAATTAAAAAATACAAATATATATTTTTTAGTTTAATTGGCAATTCAATTAAAAATAAACCTAAAAATAAATAAATAAATCCTTCGAATATACTTCTTACAAATAAATATTTTTTATCATCATAACATTTTCCATTTTTACAATCATTATGTAAATAACAAGAATATCCATAATTACAATAAAAATTATGAATATTTAAATATCCACCAAATAAATGTTTAGCAAATCCAACAATAAATAAAAGAATATAATTATTTTCTATAAATTTAGAAATTATTAAAAAAAGACAAACATTATACATTCCAACAATTATTGCTTCAAAAATATAATTCATTTAATATAATGAAAAGTGATAAATAATAAATGATAAATAAAAAAATATAATTCAGATTGTAATTAAATTGATTATAGGATTCACATTATCATATTTAAATAAGTTAAATAAGTTAAATAATTATATAAATTATATTTTAATTACCTAATAACATGTTGCATTACGAAAAAAGAAAAAATAACAAATTTTTTGAAAATATACAATCCAATAAAAAAATACAAATGTCAATGATGCAAAATTTTATACCAATTTATTCTAATTTTTTTTCATTGAATGAAACGAATTATAATAATATTAATTTGAATCATACTTGGTATATTACAAAAATATTTAATAAAGATTATCATAATGATAATATATTTTCTTGTGAATTTAAAAATATATCAAATCCTGAATTTAAGATGGAACAGAAAACATTTGTTAAAATGGCTCCTCTTTTAGAACCTTATAAATATTTATTTGGAAAATATAATAATTGTGATGTTTCTGATTTATTTAACTTGCCTTCATTAACAAATGAAAATGTTAATAATAAAATAAGTGATAGAAATAATTCTTCATATGTTGATAGTTTTTTTTGTTATCTTTCAAGTCAATTATTAAATAAGCATAAAATTTTAAATTGTGTAGATTTTTTTGGTTCATTTTTAGGATTAAAAGAAAATTATAAAATAAATATAATTGATGACATTGAATATTTAGTTGAGTCTGATTATTTCAATAAAAATCAAAATAAATTATTTCAAATAGAAGATTATTCTCATTTAATTTATAAGCCAAAATTAGCCCCAATTAAAATAACAGATGAAGAAATAGAAGTTAATCATGAAGATATTAATTCATCTGACTCTTCTATATTTGAATCAAATATAACAGAGTCCAATATGCTAATAATAACTGAAAATATTTTAGAATTAACTGAATGCAATATTCAATTAAATAATGAAAATGATGAAACTAGTTCATCAACATCTTCGTCATCATGTTCTTCTCGCACATCTCATTCAAATTCAAATGATTTAAATAATAGTGATGTTAGCAGTATTAATTCAAATGAAGAAGATGCGATTGATGCAGAAATAGAAACAAATTCTTTGGAAGAAAATTCATCAATTAATTCTGGTTCAACCAACAGCAGTTCTAGTAATATTGAAGAAGAAATGTTGTTCGTAACATTCAATAAATTTCCTATTCAATTAATATTTTTGGAGTGTTGTGATGAAACATTTGATTCATTAATATTAAATAATGATGATTTGCCTCATGAAGAAATTTTTTCAGCATTGATGCAAATAATAATGACTTTGTTAGTTTATCAAAAAACATTTTCATTTACACATAATGATTTACATACAAATAATGTGATGTATGTAAAAACATCATTAAAGTTTTTATATTATAAATATAAAAATAAATTTTATAAAGTTCCAACATTTGGAAGAATTTATAAAATTATAGATTTTGGTAGAGCAATATATAAAATAAATGGACAATTAATATGTAGTGATAGTTTCAAAAATGGCAATGATGCTTCTACCCAATATAACATGGAACCATATTTTAATGATAAAAAAGTTCGTTTAGAACCTAATTTCAGTTTTGATTTGTGTCGTTTGGCATGTTCAATGTTTGATTATTTTGTAGATGAAATTGACGATGTTAAAGATTTATCCACTTGTGACCCATTAATTAAATTAATAACCGAATGGTGTTTAGATGATGATGGAATAAATATTTTATATAAAAATACTGGTGTTGAGCGTTATCCAAATTTTAAATTATATAAAATGATTGCTAGATTAGTTCATAATCATACCCCCGATGCACAATTAGAACGTAGTGAATTTAAAAAGTATTTGATTTCTAATAAAAAAATAGATGTTAAGAATGGAATAATTATTAATATAGATGATTTGCCTTCTTATGTGTAAAATATTTAATAAAAATATTATATTGTTATAATAAATGACATATGGATTTATTATAACCCGACATGTAAACTCGGAAGAAACAAATAAATATTGGAACCAATCAGTTAAATTAATACGTACATTTTATCCTACAAAACAAATTATAATTATTGATGATAATAGTAATCAAGAATTTATAAAAAGTGATTGTGAATATGAAAATTTAATTATAATAAAATCCGAATATCCGGCAAGAGGTGAATTATTGCCATTTATATATTTTTTGAAATATAAATGGTTTAACAATGCTGTTATAATTCATGACAGTGTTTTTATTCATAGAAGAATACCATTTGAGGTTTTTAAATGTCCTGTACTGCCATTGTGGCATCATCCTAAAGATAAAGAAAATATAAATAATATTGTAAGAATTACATCACATTTAAAAAATAATTATAAATTATATTCTAAAATACATGATCGTGAAACCAATGTATTAGGGATGAATAATAATAATAAATATAACATATGTTTTGGTTGTCAATGTTTTATAAATTTAAATTTTTTAGAAAGATTGGAATCAAAATATAAAATAACAAATTTAGTTAATGCTGTGAATTGTCGTACAGATAGATGTTCTTTAGAAAGAGTTATGGGATTATTATTCAATGAAGAATTTAAACAATTAAAAAATATAAAATCATTATTTGGTGAAATAATAAATCATCATAAATCATTTAAATATCATTATCCTGAATATTGGAATGATTTTCAAAGAAATAAAATAGCTCACCCATTTCTAAAAATTTGGACTGGTAGATAATATATTTTCTCAAAAGAATATATATTAAATATTATATGAAAATAATATAAAGGTAAATTATAATATTTAATATCTTATAAAATTTATTTTAAAAAGGGGGATTATCAACAAAAACTAATGGTGGAGCTTCATTTATAATTTTTTCAACTTCGGGTTTAAATTGAGTTATTATAAATACACCAGAAATTACAGCTAAATATACCATCAATCCTTCCTTTAAAATATCTTTAATTTGTTTATCTTCTTTTTGAAAATATCGCATTTCTAAAAAGTTGACAATTACATAAATAATTGAAATTACAAACGCTTCTAAAAATATATTTTCCATTTAAATATATTTTTACATTTTACTAGATTTCTTAACGCAATTATATTAATATTTATATTTATATTTTTATTTTTTTTGTTATACTTTTTATAAAAGTATATTTTTACATTTTACTAGATTTCTTAACGCAATTATATTAATATTTATATTTTTATTTTTTTTTATACTTTTTAT